CACTTTTAGAGTGCAGGATACGGTCGGGGCTCCGACTAATCCCTAGGAGATCGTGACAGATGGCACTGACGGCAGATCAGATTCTCGCGGCGGATGACATGGGGCTGAAGCGAGTCGCGGTTCCCGAGTGGGGAGGCGATGTCTTCATCCGCGTGATGAGCGTGGGCGAGCGTGACTCGTATGAGCGGAAGTGGATCGGCAAGAAGGAGACCGGCATCGAGAACTTCCGCACGCAGTATCTCGCGGGCGTGTTGTGCGACGAGACGGGGAAGCTCCTGTTCACTCGCGACCAGATCGACAAGCTCGCGAGCAAGTCGGGTGCGGTGATGGGCCGGCTCTTTGATGAGGCGATGAAACACAACCGGATGACCGAGGAGGATGTGCAAGAGTTGGGAAAAGGCTGAACGCGTGCCCGACTCGGCGGTACATGTTCGCGGTCGCTCGCGACTTGCACATGACCGTTGGCGAGTTGGGCACGCGAATGGATTCGGCCGAGTTCTCTGAGTGGATCGCCTACAACCGATACTACTCGGCGTTGCCCGACTCGTGGCGGGAGACGGCGTTGATCGTCACGGCACTCCTGGCTCCGCACATCGGGAAGAACGCGAAACGACCCAAGCCCGAGGATTTCATTCCGATAGAGAAGCCGCCGCAGCACGAGTCGCAGGACATGGCGGCGTTGCTGGAGTTGCGACGGCAGTTCGGTCTCGGCGATCTCGACATCAATGGCTAACGTCCTCTCACTAGCGTTGCGGGTCACGGCTGACGCCAGCGGGCTGAAGCTCGATCCGGTGCAGCGTGCGCTCGTCGGGCTAGGCGATCAAGCCGACAAGCTCACGAGTCAGTTCGCGAAGTTCGCCGGCGAGAGCGAAGCGGCGGCGGCGGCTCAGGCTCGGTTCGAGAAGGAAGCCCAGGATCTCGTCAACACGTTGCGAGACGGCGGCGGTGCGACCCAGTTTGCGGCAGGGTTTGATCGGCTGACCGAATCGATCAACAAAGAAGCCGCCGCGTTCGAGCGTGCGGCTCGGATCACCGAAGCGAACCTCCTGCCTCTGGAGCGGTTTGATCGCGCCCAGGCCGAACTAAAAGAGCAGGTCGATGCCGGGCGGATCTCTCTGGACACCTACAACCGGGCGACCGAGAACGCCGCGAAGGGGCTGACCGACGCGGAGCGTGCGGCTCGCGGGCTGGCGGTGCAGCAGAAAGAGATCGACACCGCAGCCGAGAGCACGACGCTCAAGTTCAACGAACTCTCTGGCGTGTTCTCGGTGCTGCCCGGCCCGCTGGGCAACATCGCGGGCCGGATCTCGGGCATTGCGAGTGCGAGCGAGGGGCTGTCGCGGGTGTTCGCGGGCGGGCTGAAGACCGGGCTCACGAGCATCGCCTCGTCGGTCACGGCTCTCATTAACCCGTTCACGCTCGCTCTCGCTGGCATCACGGCGTTCGCGGCTGGGGCGGTTGCTGTTGTGCGTGGCTTGCTTGCCCTAGAGGATCGCGTCGAAAATCTAGGCAACACTGCCGACAAGCTCGGCGTCTCGTTTGAGTTCATTCAAACGCTCGAAGAAGCGGCGAACCGCAGCGGCACCAGCATCGACGCGGTGAGTGCGGCGTTCGGCCGTCTCCAGAAGTCGGTGCTCGGTGTGGATGAAGAAAGCAAGGCGGCACAGAAGGCACTCTCCGAGATCGGCGTCACGGCCGAAGAGCTCGCGGCGTTGTCGCCCGAAGAGCAGTACCAGCGGATTGGCCGGGCTCTCGCTGACATCGAAGATCCCGCCCGACGCACGGCGACCGCGACTGCATTGTTCGGCAGGGCGGGGGCGGATTTGATTCCGTTCTTCAACAACATCGGCGGTGCGGCTGACGATATGCAGCGGTTCGGTGCCACGCTCAGCGAGACCGATCGCGGCAACATCGACAGCTTGGGGGCCGCGTTCGATCAAGTCGGAGTCGCGGTCAAGGGGCTCGGGCAGTCGGTGCTCTTGCCTTTCGTGGGGCTTGTCGAAGGCGTCGCAAAGGCGTTCAGCGGACTCATCAACATCGTCACGGCGGTGGCCCAGACGATCGGCACGGTACTCGGCCCGGTTCTCAGCACCATCGGGGCGGTGTTCGGAGCGTTCGGCGATGCCGTCAACGGCACGATCGGCTTCTTTCGGTCGTTCTTCTCGACCGCTGAAGAGACCGCAGCGGCTACAGAGAAGACGGCGGAAGCTGTCACTCGCTCGGCCGAGGAGGTCAAGGCACTCGACAAGGCGTATGCCGATAGCCAGAAGGGGCTCGATGCGATCATCGCCAAGGCTGGCGAGTTCGGTCAGGCCGGCTTCGATGCCGCGTTCGAGTTCGAGCAAGCACTCGCTGACTTGCAAGAGCAAGCGAACGACGGCGAACTGAACGCAGAGCAATACGCTCGCGGTGTTGCCAATGCTACCGCCGAGTTTGAGAAGCAGATTGACGTGGCACGGAGGGTCGCGGAGGAGAACAAGCGAATCGCTGAGGAAGCCCAGCGTCAAGCCGACGCGATCACGAATCGTGTCGATGGCTTGCTTGCGAAAGCAAGCGAGGTCACGCAGATCGAACAAGACCTAAGTGCCGTCGAGGCTGAGATCGCTCGGGTCGAGGCGGCGCAGCTTGCCGCTCGCGAGAACGGTGCGACCGAGCAAGCCAATGCCCTCGCAGGGCGGCTGTCCCAACTCGATCAACTCCAAGCCGGGCTGCAAGACCAAGCAGACCAAGCCGCCCAGGGCTTCACGCAAGGCTTTGACGATGCCTTCGCCAGTGTTGACCAAGGTTTCAACGAACTTTCCAAGAAGGCCCAGACATTCGGGCAGGACGGGTTCGATGCCTCGCTGCGACTCAAGGAAGGCATCGAGGCGGCGAAGGAAGCGGTCAAGGACGGCATCTTGAATCGCGAAGCCTTCGAGGCAGAGGTAGATCGCCAGAAGGAACTGTTCGAGACTCGCGTCGAGCAACTGAAGGAAGCCGAAAAGATCGGGGCCGACATTGCGAAACGCGAATCCGATCTGTTGTCCAAGTCGTTCGAGATCGAACGAGCCCGCGCCGAAGAACTCGCCAATGTTCGCACAGGCTCAATCGAGATTCAGGACATCCGCAGCGGTGGCATCTCCGCGTTCTTCGACACGCTGAAAGAAGATCCCGCCATCGCGGAGGCGAAGAAGACCAACAAGGAACTGGAGCAGATCCGCAAGGGCATCTCCGCTCTCAAAGCCGAGAAAATCGACATCCTCGCGGGGACGGGCTGACCATGAGCGTTCACTCCTGGCGAGAACTGGCGCGTACCGCGACGCATCTGATCGGGGCATCGCCCGAGTTCGAGCGGCGATTCATCGCGACGCTCAACGACCCGAACACGAACGCGGGCACGGTGATCGCGGCGATCGGCTGCACGCACGGCTCATCGCATCCCGAGTACCCGTTCGCGACGTGCTACGAAGTCGAGGTCAACGAGGCGTATGAGGAGAACCGCTACTGGCACGAGGCGATCGCCCGGTACAAAGTGCCAGCGGCGAGCGAGCGAGACATCGCACTCTTGCCGTGGCTGCGGCCCGACGTGTGGAAGTTTCAGACCCAAGGCGTCGCGGTGCCCGCCCTCTACTACTACGACGGCACGACGCAGAAGCCGCTCGTCAATAGTGCCGCAGACTTCATACAAGGTCTTTTGGTCGATGAAGCGCAGCAGAAGGTCACGATCCAGAGTAACCGGCAGAACTTTCCCTCGGCTCTCGCGGCAGCGGTCACGAACTGCGTGAACGACGGCAGCTACCTCGGCTTCCCCCAGGACGGCGTGAAGGTGCAGGGCATCAGTGGCGAGCAAGCGGTCGAGTCGGTGAACGGGCAGGAAGTGCGGTACTGGAAGATCACGAGCGAACTGCTCTGCCGTCAGACCGGATGGAACCTGCTCATCCCCGATGTCGGGTTCAACTACATCGACGGCGGCATCAAGAAGCGGGCCGATGTCCTCGGGCCAGAGAGCCAAATGATTCCGACAGCCGACCCGATCGCCCTCAACGGCAGCGGCGGCAAGCAGCCCGGCGACAGCCTGCCTGCGATCCTGACGCGTCGTGTCTACAAGCGAATCAGCATGTCACAGTATTTCGGCACGCCGCCGTCCTAGGAGTTCCCATGCCCGACATTTCCTACAGCGTGAACGTGAACGTCAACGCCGGTGCGTTGCAGCAGAACCTCAACGCGTCGAACATCACGAGTGACTTCTCTGCGACGGGGCTTCTGGCCCTGACGCTCAACGTCGGCACGAGCACCCAGGCGATCACCACGGCGTCGGCGTCGGCCCTCGGGTTGTGCTTCGCTCGGTCGCTCGCGACCGCTGGCACGCATACGATCTCGTTCGGCCGGGTGAGCGGCACGACGCTCTTCGAGACGGTGCGGCTGAAGCCGGGCGATGCCGCCGTGCTGCGGCTGGCGGCGGGCAACTACGCGGCCCAGGCGAACGCTCCGAACTCGCGGCTGCTCCTCCAGATCTTGGAGGAGTGAGTGAGTACCTCCCGCGTCGATTTCACTCGCGGTGCCGCCGAGCGGATCGCTGCCGTCGTGCGTCAAGTCGAGGGCGGCAATCGCGACGGGGCACCGCTGACGTTCGGCAAGGTGCAGCCCGAAGCGGGCAAGCGGGTGCGGTACGTTCAGTGGTCGGGCGAGTGGCCAGCGAACAGCACGAGCACGATTGAGTTCGTTGATTCCTCGATCACTGCCGTAGCAAAAAACACGTTTGCTGGCGTCAACGTGGGGCAGGGCTGGGCGGCTCTCCATCGCGGCACATGGCATTTGGTGTCGGCGAACTTGGCTCTCCAGCCTGACTATGTAGCCCTTGAGCAGCAGGTGTTGGGCAAGGATAGCGGGGGAATCATTCAATGGTTCTCGATCACAACCTGCGCGACTGCAACGTCTAGCCCATGACACTCATCACGCTCCAAGACGGCAAGATCGTCCTGCGTG